TGTATATCATGAAGATTCTAGATGCAATTTTACTGATCGAAAAAGTCGTAAGCTTACATTTTTGTGGTATCTAAATGATGTACATGAAGGGGGTGAAACCGAGTTTTGGTCAAAATATAGTATCAAACCCGAAGCAGGTAAACTTGTATTATTTCCAGCCTGTTGGACGTTTCCACATAGAGGAAATGTTCCTATATCCAATGACAAATATATAATTACCGGTTGGCTATGGCAACATTATGATAAATAATTCATGATTATGTAGTGTAATAATCATGAATTATTTATATAAATTAAGTAACTTTTCGCATTAACCACCCCACAATTACATATTTATCATTGGATATGGTCTTCCGCGAACAATGTGGGTATGTCCATGTGGACGGGAATAACAACAACTTCCCTGATTCTGCTTTTATTCTTATGTTTCCCTTTATCTCCGTTTCGCCTCCTTCTGCAACATCGTTTAAATACCAAATGTATGTTATATGTCTCTCTTGGTCCATTCCTTTGGTTAAATATCTATCTATGTGATACTCGTATTTGCCTTCGTTCTTGCATTCATACTTATTTATATGAAAGTCATTATATATTATATCGTCGGTTATATGTTTATATTTATTACCGTCTCCAATTTGGTTATCCAGCGTTTTCATATATTTTTTCAAATTATTTGTCAGTTCTTGTTTTAAGAATTCATGAATCGTTGGCCAGTCCTTGTCTGTAATATTCTCTATGCCACATTGTATTGCTTTAAAAACGTCTTCGTTTAGACCGCCCAACGTGGTCGCTCTATGCTTATTTTGCGTTTTTTCGTAAATTTCTATGATATCTTTACATAATTCCGGGGATAATGAGTGTTTATTTATGTATATGTACGGATCCATTTTATGTGTAATTAAGTAATTCATCGAATAAAACTTTAGATTGTTTCCGTAATCAAAATTATATTTGACTGTTGCGATTAGCCTAATGTGCTGGTGGTTGGTTCAACAATTATAACTCATTTGCAATAACAATATAAAAAGACGATGCATATATAGTATGTGTACATGGTGTAAATAACTGTAAATAAAGTTACCCGGTTAGCTCAGTCGGTAGAGCGCGCGCCTTTTAAGCTCGTGGTCGAGGGTTCAAGTCCCTCATCGGGTGATTTTTCTGGATATCCAAGACAGCCTTAATGTCTTTTTTGCTCGTATAGCTCAGTTGGTTAGAGCATCGGTCTTATGAAATTTTCGAAGACAGCCGAAGGTCTGCGGTTCGACCCCGCATTCGAGCATCTACGACCCGAATATGTCGTTAAACTATGTTCAAAAAGCGCAGTTGTCCGAGTGGTCTAAGGAGCCAGACTTAAGCGATTCTTTTGGAATCTATCACACCTGGTGGCACTGCCTCGCGCGTTCGAACCGCGCACTGCGCACTTTTAGTTACATAATAATTAAAATACTTATTATGTATGTATTATTTTACAACAGGTTCATATTTCCAAATATATCCCATTGATGTTTTAATTTTTCCATTACAACACCGGTTTATGTTTGAAGATTCAGCTCCAACATATTTGGCCGCTTCATTACAATTATCAAACGAATTTAACCTAATTCCATGAATATCAAACTGTATGACTTTTCTATTTCTTTTTGATATAATCTGTTTATAAATTTCAGCTTGACCTCCTGGTTCTATAATACTCGAATTAATACTTTACAGAACATTTTTGGTAATGATGGAGAACCTGACCAAGCACCCAATAATGGATTTTATGGTGGTATACAAACATAAACCCGTCATGCCAATCCATATTTTTTGGTCAACATAATATATATATGAGTAGACTACGTTCAGGTTTAGCAAATGATCGCCGTAGATATGGATGTTATTGCCCACCATCCGCATTTAATATGAGTATTATAACTGGACCGGCTTCTCTTTATTCTGGTAGTTTAACATCGGTTGCCTTACCCGGCACATTATATGACGCATCAGATACAAATGCACCCCCCAATACATTAGACGATGGCGATGTCCCGATTCCCATGGCAAACATGGTGTTTAATTTTTTCGGTACGAATTACACAAATAATTTATATTGGTCATCTAACAATGCGTTGATATTTGGCACATCTAATCCAGTCGCAGAAGTAAACATTACACGTAATCTTGTACCATCTATATTGTTAGGAAATTATGACCGATTATTGAGAACATTTTCTTATGCAAACAATATAACCACGAATTATTCAATAACCACATTGCGTGTTACATTTTATGATTATTATAGAGATTATAGAGATAATATTTCTGCGTCTACATATCAATATCAAATACGGTTGATCAAAGAGAACATTGGTTCTCAACGACAATTCGTCGAAGTTTATGTTATTTCCAGCCCGCCTAGTCCGGGATATTCAACCGCCAATAATATTACTTACCCTTCGGGCACTGATAATATAAGTGGAAATCCAATCGATACAAATGGAAATCCAATCGACTCGACCAAAAATTCGCCATACAATATTACCAACGGCACCGCATTTTTGAACCCATGTGGGTCAACTTATTCGACGGTCAGTCCATCTGCAAATACGTCGTTTGTTTTTTCAAGTGATTCAACTGGAACTGCATGGGTTTTTACCAATAATTCACATGTGAATGTTTGAGAACACGGGCCGTAATATTTCAAAGATTTCGGCGGGTTACAATATTTTAAATCTTCAATAATATATATTATGTTTCATGTTCCACGAGTTATAGACCATTATGAATATTTACCCGATAAAATACCAGAAATCGTACATACACCCTCAAATGAGTGTTTAATTTGTTTGGAAATCTACACAGATGATAAAGACGCGCCGATTGACTGGAAAACACAGAAACTATACTTGAAACTATGTGGGTGCGGTGGGTGGCTACATATTTGCTGTGTAAATAGATGGTATAGTGTAGCAAATACGTGTCCAATATGTCGGCAATTCATGACCATAACCCAGTCGAAGGGCTTCACGTTTTTCGTAGATATGAACAATTGTAACATCTCGAAAATATTCATTTTTATCATCTATTGTTTTCAAATATGGAACATATTTCTGTGGTCAATAATGGCGACACTCTGTAGTTATCACATATATTCTAGATATGAGACGGCCACTCCTAATATATTCACGGACGATGATGATGATAATATGTTTGCATTGGATTTTGACGACCCGAGCCTGTGAAAAACGAATGATGCGACTGTAGTCATGTCCGGCATTCCCACAATTATAGTTCCCACCAAAAACGTTGAATAAATTTGTGTTGCGATTTTCCGAAAATGGACATTTTAAAAATGTCCATTTTTGAAAAGCGAGGCCGTTTCTTTTTTCTGAAAACATGAAAAATCGGTTTTGCTGCATAATGCTGTAAATCCTTTAAAAACCAATTTAGTTTGACTGCATACTTTTTTTGTGATTTTTTGCGTAGAAAGGTTTAGGAACTTTTTCTGTTGATAAATAAATCAACAGAATGGTTCAAGAATGTTCGCAAAAATTCTCATGTGACATTTGTGACTATCATACGTCACGAATAAGTCAATATAACCGGCATCTTCTCACTCGTAAACATGAGACAATGGTTGAATATCAACAATCATCAACGCAAAAGTTCCAGAATGTTCCAAAAAGTTTCACATGTGAGTGTGGTAAGATATATAAAGAACGAACCGGTTTATGGAGACATAAACAGCAGTGCACATATAAAGCACAGTCTACATGTGTCGATATACACAACAGTCCAGCTGCAATTGTCGAGCTACTTCGTCAAAACCAAGAGTTCAAACAACTGATGATTGACCAAAACAGGCAGATGCAAGAAACCCAAGTACAGTTGCAGCAGTCGTACGCCCAAAATAACGAACTACAACACCAAATGGTGGAGATGTTCAAAGAAGGCAAAACCATCAATAACAATAATACCTCGAACAAGTTCAACCTGAATTTTTTCCTGAACGATACATGCAAAGACGCAATAAGCATCACCGATTTTCTCCGCAACCTGAATGTTCACATCGATGAACTGGAATACATCGGCAACCACGGATATGTGAATGGCATGACCAAAATGATCATGGCCCGCCTCAAAGACATGGATATTACAAAGCGACCCATTCACTGCACCGACATTAAGCGAGAGACCATGTATATCAAAGACGACGCGGGGTGGAGTAAAGACACGGAAGAGCTATCCAAACTCCGCAAAATTTTGAGCCGTATTTCCATGAATAACTACAGAACCGTCCCCGTTTGGAGAACCGCACACCCAGATTGTGAAGTAATGGAGAGCCGCAACTACGAGTTTTGTTACAAAATGATGCGCGCTATATTGGGCGACGTCGAAGACGAGCAAATCAAATTAGACAACAAGATTATCAAGACAATGGCAAAAGAGTTGTTCGTGAACAAAACAACATAATGAATTTAGAAAATTGATATAAACCGAATAACGTAAATTATAGTAATAGACTAACGTGAATTACTATAACATAACACTCACTAACAATGCCAATATATAAGTGTGAAAAGTGCAATAAAGAATTCCCACAGAAATCGCATTTTACTCAACATACGAAGCGAAAAACGTCGTGTGTCCGCGGCACTCCGCCGACCAGTGCAAGCAACACACCGGTCATCTCACCAGAGCAATCGCCTGAAAACTCGCCCACCCCATCACCACTGTTACCCGAACCGGTGGAAGACCCACCCGCCCACATGTCGATTACAACATCATCATGCGACGCAATATGCACCCATTATGACACAGTATTAAATGTCGACAAGTCCACCTACGTGTCTACAAACGACGAGCCCACCCCAATGAAGTGTGTTAAAGAGTTAATCGACTCTATCCCCGCCGAATTCTGGTCAACCCCCGATTTACGTATACTCGACCCATGTTGCGGAAATGGCAATTTCGGTGTACATATATATCACAAATTAATCGAGCATCATACACCACAAACCGTATTGCAAAATATGCTCGAATTCAACGACATCAACGCACAGCGTCTCGATAATGTCCGCGAAATGTTCGATGCGGCCAATCATCGACTACAAATCACCCAGCACGACTTTCTAAAAACGGCATACACAACCAAATACGACCTGGTTGTCGCAAATCCGCCGTATGCAAAGCTATTGGAAAACGGCAAACGCGCATCAAAGAACCACAATTTAATCAAAGATTTCATCCAAAAAACACTGGACGTGTTAAAACCCGACGGGTATTTGTTGTTCATCACCCCAGATAATTGGATGTCGTATGCAGACCGCAATGAGCTTATCAAAATTCTAACACGACTGCAAATCGTGCGACTCGATATTCATCGAGCAAAGCGATATTTCAAGAAAATCGGGTCCAGTTTTACATGGTATTTAATTCAAAACCGACCAGCACACAACAACATAACCGTGTCAGGAACATGGAAAAAGCAGGAATACATGAGTTCCGTGCCGTCCATCGAGCGAAAATATATCCCACTCCTATACACAGAAGAAGTCTATAGTATATTGGCAAAGACAATCGACATGGAGACCCTCCCCAAATATCGTGTAGAAACCAGTAGCGATTTGCATCGATATACAAAGCGGGAATTCATTCGAGATGTGGCAGACGATGTTTACAAGCATCGGTTAATTCATACACCGAAGCAAACGTGCTATGCATCGAGACCACACAAATTCCAAGACGGATACAAGGTGTTTATGTCAACAACCGACAAATATAATGTGTATGTAGATAATTGTGGGATGACACAGTCAATCGTTTTCATACGATGTGCTAGCATAGAAGAGGCAAATCGCATCAAACAAATACTGGAACACCCACTGTATGTGTTTATTAATAACATATGTAGATGGGGGAACTTTAATAATATTCGAATATTGCAGAGTTTTCCTATTCCGCATGTAGACACGGTCGACGAAAACAGTATTTATCAATATTTCAATATAAGCGACGAAGAAAGACGGTTTATTGCCGAACATTAAGTCGTAAACATATGCCCATAAACATATGCCCACAAACCTAATAAACATATGTTGATATCTTATTTCAACATATATTTATGGAATCCCGGCCAGACTGGAATAGCTATTTCAAAGAAATCGTACAAGTAACATCGAAACGTTCACCATGTGATCGACTCAAAGTAGGGTGTTTAATTGTAAAAGACAATCGCATTATTAGTCAGGGGTACAACGGTTTTTTACCGGGGTGTCCGCACACGAGTATTGTAAGAGACAATCACGAACAAGCAACGATACATGCAGAGCAAAACGCAATCTGTGATTGTGCGAAGCGCGGAGTATCTTGTAATGACGCTACAGCATATATAACACACTATCCCTGTTTAATTTGCACGCGGTTGTTGATTGCGGCCGGTGTTCGCGAAATAAAATACATCGAAGACTACCGGAATGACGAGCTGGTCGAGTATTTCGTGCAGCA